GCGCCCAGCGCTGGAACCGATCGCCCGCCGTGACCTCGGCGCGCAGCGACAGGTTCGCCGCTCGATCTGAACCTGACGGGTCTTCTCGGCCAGCTCCTCGAGGCGCTCCCGATTATCCTGCTCGAAGGTGCGCGCTGCTTCCTGCGCACCCGGCTCCTGCAGCTTGGAGGACACGCTCTCAGGCGTCGGGTCCGCACCGATGGCATCGGCCAGCGATCCGATCAGCTGGCCGGCGAGCGCGCCCGGCAGACCGCCGATGACGGTACCGAGGACCGGTGCGCCGATCTTCATGAGCTGGCCGGCGACCGGCCCCCAATTCACCGAAGAGAAGTCGAGGTTCATGGCTCAGACCTTCAGTGCCTCGGCCTGGAAGGCCTGAGCGCGCTCCCCGTGGGCGCGGATGAAATGGAGGGCGATCAGCACCGCCACGGCGACGACGGCCACGGCGAGCCCGATCTGCAGCCAGTCGGTGCCCTGCGAGGCGACGGCGCCACCCGTGGCGGTCGTACCGGTCGCAGCGACGGTGCCCTGCTTGACCTTGGTCTGGGACAGCCCGGCCTCGGCCTGCAGCTGCTTGGCGACGAGCACCGGACTCGCGCCGGCGGCAGCGAGCGCCATCTTGATCGCGGCGGCCTCGATCTTCGAGACGCGAGCGAGCCAGCCCTTGCCGAACGTCTTGAACGTCGACAGCCCCTGGTAGAAGGCGCGGCGCTTGCCCGAGATCGCCTTGATGCGGGCGACAGCCTCGATCACGGCCTCGGTGGCCTTGCGAAAGGTGTTCGCCCGCCCGGGGCCGGAGTTCACCGAGACGTCGAAGATCGGCAGGTCCACGCCATCGGGCAGGAGCTGACACCCGGCCTGGTCCCAGTAGCGAGACCGATAGATCTCCGCGGCCTGGGCCTTGGTCAGGTTCTTGATGTCGAGGTCCGGGAAGGAGTTGGCCGCGATGCCGAACTTGGTACCCTTCAGGGTCCCCTTGCCGACCTTGCCCCCGGTCCAGTTGCCCGGATCCTTCGGGTTCGCCGTGTAGCCGCCTTCGCCCTCGAAGATGTAGGGGAGACAGCGCTCGAGGCGCTCAGCACTGGACGCGGGCATCGAGCTTCTCCGGGGGCGTCTCGCCGTAGACGGCGCGGTAGTCGTCCCGGATAAACTGAAGAAGATACTCGCTGATCGAGAGCTTCTTCAGCTTCGCCATAGCCGCAACACGCAGTCGATCCGACTGCGTGCCGTAGGTCATGATGGCTTTCCCGCGGGGCATGCCCAGATATAGGCGCCCCTACTAGCAGCCGATAGACTTCCCCTATCTCTTATGGGAAGAGTTCTGGCACTGGATCAGTCCGACGCTACGAACCGATCCTCGATCTGTTCTTCCGTTGTGATCGTGTTGTTCAGGATGTCGGACTTGACATCCTTGAAGACCGCGAAGGCGGCTGCGACGTGCGCGCCGAGGGCGCGGCCCAGCGCAACGATCTCAGCCGCTCCCAGCTCTTGCGAGGTCCCATCGCGGAACTGCCAGGTGGTCCGGTAGGTCGGGTCGAGCTGCGCGCTCATCACCGAGCCCATGATGAGGGTTTTTGCCCGATCGTCGGTGTAGACCGGGTGTCCGTCCCAAACCGTGCCGCCCGTCTCGCGGCGCCAGCGAAGATCCTCGGCGATTGCGATGAGCCGGGCCTGCTCGTCCTCGGGCGTATGAACCTCGACGGCATAGCGCGCGTCGTGGAACCCTGGTGCCCGAACCACCACCGCGTGCAGCCCAGAGCCGAGCACGGTGCCGGCGGCGGGCTCGCAGACGGCACCGGCAGGGGCGCCGGCCGGCAGGGCCACAGTGTAGGGGGCGGCGAGCGCCAGGTCGGCCGGCACCGGGAAGGGCATCGGCTCGCGCAGGGCGAGCCCGCCGCCGGGCGTCACCCACAGCCGCTCGATGGTGTCCGGCAGAGCACCCTGCCACTCCAGGTGAGGAACCCCCCGCTGCGTGAGAACAGTCTTGAGTCCCTCGACGTTGACGGTCTCGGCAGTGCCAACGATGGCTCGGGTCACGTTGTCATAGGATACGATCATCTTAGATGTCCATCACGAGCAAGTAGGCCGTACCGGTGAAGCCGTTCACAACAACAGTCATGTTGCTTGTCCCGGTCACAATGTAGAAGCCGTAGTTGACGACGCGACCCGCACCGAAGCGATTGTATTGCCCGAAGCAGGGTGCCGCGATGATCTCTCCGGTGTTGAAGAGGGTCTTTCCGTCCTGCACGACGCTCTGGGTGAGCCGGAGCGCCGCGAACACGATGGGGGTGACGCCAAACGTCGTGCCGTAGGATACGGTGTAGCTGTTCGTCGACAGACCGGGTGCGCTGACGGCCTGCTCGAAGTACAGCCCCTGTCCGTCGTCATAGACGCCGGAGAACATCACGTCCGGGTCGAGGACGTCGCTGATGCGGCCCGTGTTGGCCCCCTTCTGGACGCGGAAGAAGTCGGGGCCGTTCATGTCGAGGAACATCAGCCGGACAGCCTCTTGCGAAAGATCAGGTATGGTACTGTGGTCAGTGTGGCACTCACGACCTTGACCTCTACGAATAGATGGTCAGTATAGGAGACGACGGTGTATGTTGTTCCATCGTTTGTCACCACGCTGGTCGTGATCCCGAACCAGAAATCCGGGGCTGTTGCCTGCGTAGGGAACCAGACATTACTCTGGTAGGTGTTGATGGCGCCGGCCTGATTGACCAGAGTCATCGTCGCCTGACCACGCTGGATGATCTGGTTGTTGCGTGCTCCGAGCGACAGCAGGAGGTCTCGTTCCGAGGCTGTGTCGACATCATAGCCCGGCCGCGAGACCCGGATGAAGCCGGGCCGTATGATGACGCGCTTGGCCATCAGAGAAGCAGGACCATGTAGCGGAGCAGGAAGCCCGTCGAGGAGGGCGTCTGGCTGTTCAGGATCAGGAACTGAGCCGGGTTGCCGTCGACGAAGCGGTTGAAGAACTCGGTGTAGGCGAAGGCGTTGCCGGCGCCGTCGTTTTGCGTCCCGTAGAGGTTGTTCTGCCGCTCCTGCGTCGCGTTGTTCATCGGTCGATAGACGAGGGCCGGCGTGCCTCCGAGGCTGGCGAGGGACCCCGGCAGGTAGATCGGCGTGTTCGACGCGGTCTGCCCGCTGGCGAGCGTGCGGAACGGCCGGCGGCCCGCGAAGCTGGAGGAGAACAGGAACTTGGTGCGATCGGTGCGATCGTCGTTGACGCAGTCGTAGCCTGGCTTCGCAATCCAGAAGCCGGTCTCACCCGTCGCCGGGTGCCGCCCGCAGAGAAGACGCATCGTCATGGCGTCAGTCCCAGATGGCGAGGTAGCGGGCGTTGAAGTCGATCACGAACTTGCTATCACCCGAGCGCGCCCGACCCGCCGTGACCTCACCGAGGTCGACGGTGAAGGCCGAGAGCTGATTGACCGAGATCTTGTTCGCCGAGAGCGTGCCGACCTGCGCGTCGCCAATGGTCGCGGCCGCCATATAGACGCCGATGTTGCCAGAGTTGAGCTTCGCCATCTGGCCGCCGCCCGGCGACCAGGGGCTCAGCTCGGCCTGGTTCGGCAGCGCGACGCCGAGGTGGGGCTGGGTGAAGAAAAGATAGGGACTTCCCTGTCCATTGGCGTAGGCCTCTATCTGGATGCGAACGAACACCGTGCCGCCGGGCGCCAGAGCGAAGCAGCCCACACGCTTGTAGCCTGTCAGGTCGCTGCCGTTACTGTCATTGTTGACGACGTTGCTCGACGCCACCGTCGTGAGAGCGTTTCCGTTACCGTCCATGAACGCGATGACGACGCGAGCGCTGCAGCGATGAGGGTTCAGCCAGGCAGAAGCTTCCCAACGTTGGTTCGGCGTGGCCGGGTAGTAAATCCGACCATCGGCCCGGTTGGCATAAACGATGTAGACGGCGCCGTTGTCGCCGTTGGCGCCCCCGAGCCAGTAGGTGTGCCCGTTCGAGAGCGCGTAGGACGCACTCAGGTCGATGCCATAACCTGCGATGGTCGTGTTCGAGTAGTTCAGCCAGCCGGCCGTGCCGAGGTCGAACGTGGCGTTGTCGAGGACATTGGCGCTGCCGCCCGAGGCCAGCAGACCCGTGCCGGGAACGCCGATGCCCGCACCCCCGAGGCCCGTCGTGTCCATCACGATCTGGTTCTGCGCATTGCGGAAAATTGCGCCGTAGACGTTGCTTCCGTTGCCGCTCAACTCGCCCATCGCCACCCGGTTCACACCGTTGGTGTCGTAGACCATCAGGCGAGGACCGTTGGAGTTCTGAAGGTACATCCGGTCGTTGCCAATGTAGACGATCGCAGCCGTGATGGTGCCCGATGCGATCTTCTCGGCAACCAGGGAGCCGGCTGCGATCCGGTCGCCCTGGATCGAGTTCGCCTGCATGTGCTGCGTCTGGATCTGGTTCGCGGCAATCTGCGCAGCCGTGATCGACAAAGTCGTGATCTTGGTACCATCGATCACCGTGCCGCCGTAGAAGACGGCAAGACCCGTCGCACTCCCGGTGCTGGCCATGAGGACGAGGTCGGGGTTGGACAGGTAGCTCGGGTAGCTGTTAGTGTCGGCGGCAATGAAGACGCCTGCACCCTTCTGCCAGAAAATGTAGTAGAACCCGCCGCCCGTAGGCACACTACCAGCGCTAATCTGCGCGCTGGCGACCACACCACTATCGTTTATGTAGAGAACGTACCCAGCGGTCCACTGGATAGTGTTGGTCAGGTTCCCGTTGCCATCTCGTCCCATCTGGAACTCGATGCCGACGACGCTAATACCCCGAGCGCCAATCTGGATACTGTTGGTCCGGATCGAGTTCGCCTCGATAGCGCCACCGTTGATCTTGGTCGTGTCCGTGCCACCAAGCCAGGAGGAAAGCCGCGTCGCGCCCGAAACCGTGATGTTGGCCGCGGTCAGCACGCTCGCGTCGAGCATGCCGACCTTGATCGAGCCAGCGACAATAATCGCAGCATCGATGGTCCCCGCCGTGAAGCGGTCGGTCGTCATGCTGCCCGCGATGATGCGGTTGGCGTTGAGCGAGCCGGTGAAGAGGTTGGCGCCGTCGATCGCTGTGACGGTGGGGTCGACGTAGGGGCTCAGCTCGGTTTGGCCGGTACGAGCCCCCGCCCACATGATCGCCGAGACGAAGACGATGGGATTGACTGTTCCGTCCGCGATCAGGCGGAAGCTCGGCTTCGCGTAGACAGCGTTGGAGGGCGCAACAGCGATCAGGCCGACGCGCTGGAACGTCGAGATAGGGCCGCCCGTCGACTGATTATTGTAGACCGTCGCGCTGGCGGGCTGCGAGATGAAGTTCTGGCTGGCGTCAAGCCAAGAGATGTAGCAGAGCGCAGAGGACCGATGCGCGGAGACGGCGGCCGAGAACTCGTAGGTCTGGCCTCCCGTAACGCTGTAGAAGGTGTTGTTGCCGTTCCCGTCGATGCGATAGCAGTCCGCATCCATCACCTGACCGGAGGACGGTGTGCCAGTCGCATAGAGCTGCAGCTGCTTCGGGAGACCATCAGGCCCCCAGACGGACGGGCCAACCTGGACCCCGGTCGGGATCGTGATTGTCTTGTAGGCCACGGCGAAGCCGCGCATGCCCTGCGCGAGGTCACCGTTGAAGAACTGGTTGGCCGACTGGATGGCGAGCTTGGAAGCGGTGACTGCGCCCGCATCGAGCTGAGCGGCCTTGACGGCTCCGGCGGCGATAGCTCCCGCGAGGATTGAGTTTGCCCTGAGGTCGGCGCCGTCGACCTCTCTCGTCCAACCTAAGGTGCTGAAGCGGTAGAGCTTGCTGTCCGCGGTCAGGTAGGCCTGCCGACCGACGAAGTTGCCTGTCGTGGGGAGCACAGACACCGTCTCGACGAGCGCCAGGCTCGATGCGACCTTCGTCTGATCGATGATCCCGGCGCCGATCTGAGCGCCGACCAAGGCCACCGAGGTGGCGCTGACGGGTCCCGTGATAGAGGTCGAGCCGACCTTCGAGCTGTTGAACGGACGGACCCAGTAGAACTTGGTCCCGGTCGTCGACAGCGGATCCTGATAGGTCGTGTCGCGCGGGCTGAGCGTCGCGATCCGCGTCGCGTTGGCGAACACGTTCGAGGTGCCGGCGTAGACCTCGAGATAGCTCAGGTCGTTGTCCGTGGGATTGCTCCAGGACAGGTAGGCACGCTCGAAGCCCCCGACCGCCACGAGCCCCGTGATTGCTCCGGGCGGGGCCGTGTTGGCGGCCGAGGTGATCTCCGCGGTTGCCGACCACCCGGAGGCAGCGAAGCCGTCCTGGTTCACGGCACGCAGCTGAGCCTGGTAGACCGTACCCGGCAGAAGGTTGCGCTTCGTGATCGCCAGGCCGGCGCCCACGTTCTCGGCAGGCCCCCAGTTGCCGGTTGCCGTCTCTCGGAAGCGGACCTCGAAACGTCCGAAGTTCGTCGAGGGGCTTGCTGCCCAGGTCGCCGTGACCGAGGCCGAGACTTTGCCATCCACGCTCTTGTCGAGCGTGGTGCTGAGGCTCGGTGCGTCTGGAATGATGGGCGCGACGGTATCGATCAGGTCCGTGCCAATGCTGATCGACTTCTCGGCCGAGATATTGAGCCCTGACTTGCCGTAGCTGTCGTAAAGGGCCACCCGGACGTAGTAGGTCTTGCCCTTCTCGCCCTTGATGAAGACCGGGTTCAGCTCGCCGTCATAGGCAGGCACCTTCTGGAGCGGGTCGTAGCCGGAGGCCTGCTCCATCCAGACCAGGGCGCCTGCGATGTCGGTGGTCAGGGCAGGGCGCTCGTAGGAGACCACGACACTGAGCCCAGCCGGCTGGAGGTCGGGCACGACGGCAGGGGGAGCCGGCTTATTGACCGCGAGGGTGACCGGCTCGGAGAACGAGCCCGTCATGTCGATCGAGCGAACGCGAACCGTGAACGCGCGCAGGGCGACGCCGCCGTTCGAGGCCTTGTTCTGGGCGAGGGTGTAGGAGAAGACGAGCTGCCCCTCGACGCGCTCGGTGTAGAGCACGGCGCCGGCGCCGTTCAGCACCTCGACGATGTACTTGATGACGAGCGGGTCTTCCGCTGCCTCCCAGGTGAACTGGGGGTTGATGGCGTAGAAGAGCGGTGCAGCCGGCTCGTTCACGAGCCGAAGGTTCTTCGGCGGCGCGACCGATCGGATCGAAGTCGTGCTGGCGACGACGTAGCTCACCGTGACCGGCGGGCTCTCGGTCACGTTATCGAGGCCGACTGCGACGATGGACAAGATGTAGGTGCCGGCGGCCGGAGACTCGATCCGGTAGAGCGTGTCGCTGGGCTCGGCGACGAGGCTCATCGGCCCCTGATTGAAGGACTGGTAGACCCGGTAACCGCGGTTGAGCTTGGTCTCGGTCGGGTTCCAGGTGGCGAGCAGGTTGTAGCGTCCGTCCGCAGTGATCTCCGGCACGATCTGGGCGCCGGTGACCGGGTAGACATAGCGGGAGAGGGGGCCGGTCTGGAGCGCTACGAGATCGCGCAGCTCCACCGTTCCGTCCACGAAGGCCCACTTCAGGCGATTGACCTCGATCGCCGTGATCTCGATCTGGTCGGGCTCGTCCTTGTCCTGCGTGATGGAGACGATGCGGAACGGCTTGGGGGCACCGATCGAGAAGACGGCGTACTCGGGCAGCGGCTCCGAGAGGGCCTGCGAGAGCTGCAGCTGGCTCTGCAGGCCAGGGGTCGCCACCGTGAGCGGGTATGTGACGACCTTCAGACCCCCATTCCCGTTCGAGAGGGTGAACTGGATCGAGTAGGAAACCCCCGCCTCGAGATAGATCTGGTCGCGCAGCGGCAGGACCGAGGTCCCGGTTGGCAGCGCCGCCGAGTTCTTGACCCGGCCGGAGATGACGTTGGTCGACTGATCGTCGGCGATGAGGATGACTTGGAAGGGCAGCAGGTAGCGGCCCATCCGGTTCGTCTTGAAGGAGACGATGATCTTTTCGGTCAGCGACGTGGCGAGCCGCAGCCGGCCGCGCTTCACGGCCTCCTCGGGATCGCGACAGCCGACCGCGACGAACTCCTCGGCGTTGCGGCCGTTCACATCGATCGTGTTCTGGTCGTAGACCCGGACACGATCCTCTCGGTAGTTCAGGCCCGGGTTTTTGAACGAGACCTTGAAATCGTTCTTCCGCTCGGCCGCGTCGGTGAAGGAGTAGGAGAACGACCCCTCGACTGTGTTCTCGGGCGCGAAGATCGCCTGCGCGACCTGGTCATCCGCGTCCCAGATCACAGTCGAGTATCCGTCGCCGCGGTCGACGTATCGACCGCCGGCGATGCCGACGATGTAGTTGATCAGCTCGTTGGTGGAACGAGGGTCCTGGATATACTCGTTGAACCGAAAGCCGTGGGCCGAGCAGTGCTTGCCGAACTCATAGAAGTCCCACTGATCGGGGACCTCGGGGTAGTAGGCGTTCTTCCCGTACCGAGAGTTCTTGATGAAGTTGTAGGCGTGCCAGGAGGGGTTGTTGGTGTAGGCGATCTTGAATGTGCCGTCCCAGATCCCCGGGAACTCCGAGAGGTTCGTCGTCTCGTTGAAGACGTGGTTCGACGGCACCGGGACACGGATACCCCGATAGACGCCGGTGAAGTCGGGGACCTGCGTGAAGGTGTCGGTGGCCTTGATCGTCAACCAGGCAAGGGCGAGATCCGGGAACGACACGACGTCTCGCTTCACCTCCTGGATGCTCTCGAAGGTGATGTTGCGGACGACGGTCTTGTCCGAGACCGGGCTGATGCGGGTCAGGCGGACGTCATAGGGCTCGTTGATCCGCGCGACCGGGATCCGATAGTCTTTGGGGTAGGGCGACCGAGTCAGACCGGCGATCTGGATCACGCCCGGGGCCGCGATGGCCGGCGTGTCGAACTGCTTGGTCGAGACCCACGACGTGTCGTTGAAGGCGTAGACCTGCTCGCCGGACTGCGGCGTGAGCAGGAAGTCGCCCACGCCTAAGGTTCCCGGCGGCGGCGCGGTGCCGCTGGGGCTATACCAAGCGGTCCGCGAAGCGCCGTCGTAGTCGGTCCAGGTCCAGATCGCGTACCCGCTGCGGCTCCCGGAGGCCAAACCGTTCGGGACCTGCCAGGACGTGCCGTTCCAGATGCGCGGGCTCCAGGGCGTGAGGTCCGACAGGAACCACATCGCACCGGTTGCCTTGGGCACGGGCTGCGTGGCGGTACCAGGCGAGACGTAGGTCTCCCGGTAGCTGTCGTTGATCACCGTGCCCGGGGTCGACGCACCCGGACGATAGTTCGAGGCACCCGACGTGTTCTCGACGGGGGGAGGGGGCTGGTTGTCGAAGGGGATCTGCCAGGTCGAGGCCGAGCGCGGCTTGATCTCGATCTTGAACTCGACACCGGTCGGGAACTCGCCGCCTTCCGCCGAGAGCGACAGCAGCTGCTGCACGACGATGCGAATGTCGATGTAGTCGATCTGGGTCTTGTCGCCCTGCGTGACGATCGCCTGCCCAGCGGTGCGCAGCTCCAAGCCGACGTTCTTCGACGACGACAATCCGCCGAGGTTGAGCCGGATGCTGTCGGCCGGGTTCGTGCCGCGCAGCATGCGCAGCTCGAAGTTCGAGATGTTCGGGGTGTTGCTGCCCTTGTCGAGCAGAGGGACGTCGCCGACGTAGAAGCTCGCCGCCCCATCCACGAAGCCGTCGATCGGCCCCTCCGAGATCGCGAGCAACAGCTCGACGGTGTCGGTCGCGAACAGGGTGTCGTCGTGCCGCGTCGCCTTTCGGCTCGTCGTGGTCGAGCCCTTGCGCCCCTTCAAGCCGAGAGCCATCAGACGACTCCGGTGTCGACGGCGTCGATCTGGAAGGACAAGTAGTGGCCACCCACACGGTCCTGGCCACAGAGGATCGGAATACGCGTGCCGATCTCGACCGTGTTCTTGGGAGCGCCGAGATAGTGGTTCTTCTTCTCGGGGGCGTCCTTGTTGTCGCGCTTCGGCGTGTTGAACATCTGCAGGATGCCCCCCAGCACCATCAAGATACCGAGCTTCAAGAGGATCGGACCGAGCACGGGGCCGGTCACGAAGCTCGCCGCCACGAGCACAGCCCCGATGATGATCTGAAAGAAGCCACCGTTCTTGCCGCCGTTGAGCTGCGGGAAGATGTGGAGGTCCTGCGGACCGCCGGGCGAGATCAGCTCCTCGACGGTCTCGAGCCCCGCGACCTTGACCCGAAGGGGGCCGGTGATCGCGTTCCCGCCGAAGCCCGGGATCTGACGAGAGATCGCCTTCAGGGCTTCGGCGGGGGTGGCAGCATGGATCTCAAGGATCCCCGGATGAATGCTCTTCAGCGCGCCGTGAAGGTGGATACGTCGCAGCACGAAGCACTCGCCCTTGCTCTACGACGTAGCAAGCAACGCCGTCCGAGCCGACGATATAGTGCTGCAGGTGGGGGTAATTCAAGAATGAGACAAGATCATCCCGGGTGAGATTACAGTCTGTCCCGGTATGGGTGTGCCAGGATGCAGTCACAACATCTTCGTACTTCATAAGATCTTCGCCGGAGATGTCGAAACCATCGGCCGGCTCGTGGCACATGTTCTTCACCTCGACGATCTTGTCGTCCACGACGAAGCCGCAGCGCTCCGGGGCCAGTAGATCGTCCTCGTAGAGCACGAGAAGGTCCGCGATCAGGTCAGACATCGAGAGTCCCCTGTCTCGCGTCCTCGATCATGTCCCGGATCCGCTGAGGGACCAGTTCCATGGCGTCGATCTCGGTCTCCTGCAGGAACTTGGTGCCGTCGACCTGCGGGTGCCGCAGGACAGCAACCGTCGTGTCTCGCCACAGCGGCCGGCTGTACGGCTCGATCTGCGAGAGCGCACCCAGGAAGTGATGGAGGATCTGGCCGCGCGGCAGTAGGATGGCGCCATGGTTCGCCACCTCGGACCGGATGGCCATCAGGATCACGTCGCCGGGGAGCCAGTCCTGCGGGCGGCCATGGACAAGGCCGAAGCCGGCCCAGGCGTAGTGGTCGAGATAGAGATTGAGGCTCTTGCCGTGCGCGTCCTTGTCCCACCAGCTGTCCGGCCGGGCGAGGTCAGGCACGTCGATGCCGAAGTTCATTGCGTAGAAGCGGCGCATCAGCGAGTAGCAGTCGTTGACGCCGTGCTCGAACTCGAGCCCGAGAAGACCATCCGTCTTGATCATGGCAGGGATGTAGGTACGAAACGTACCGCTTCACAGGGTCACGAACGGGAAGCCGTCGCCGGGCGTGAACATGCGGGCCGGGATGAGCTGGTCAGGGACATCCGAGAGGGCACGCAGCTCGAAGCTGATCGACTGCCCGGAGATGAGGTCCATGACGCGGCCGATGAACCAGATCTCGTTGTTGGCGATCGGAAGCCCTCGCTCGACGTGATCGCGCAGGACCGTAAACTTCTGCAGGATCGCGCTATCGAAGCGGCCGGCGAAGGCAGCGTCGTTGAAGATGCCCAGCGGGTTGACGAGCTGAAGGGTCGGTCGATTACGCTCTTCCTCGGACGAGCGGGTGAAGCCCGACATCTGGCAGGGCAGGTGGTCCCACACCTTCCCGTTCCAGGTCGTCGTCTGTCCCTGCGGTCCATCGCGAAAGCGGATCACCGCCGTCGCGCCGTTCGGCACGTTCTTGAGGGCGATCTCGAAGAAGACGACCTCGCCGTCCGCTGTGAGCTTGAGGCCCTCGTCGACATGGGAGCTGGGAACGGGCATGTCAGGCGTCCAAGTACATCAGCTCGAGATCGAAGGGTTCGACTTGGTGCAGGCGGTAAGAGGTGCCGGCGACGGTCATGCCGCCAATCTCTCCCGGCGACGTCTTGATGGTCTTCGGCATGATCAGTGGCTTCGTGAACCGAACGATGACGTTCCCCTTCGTGGCGTGGGGATAGGTGAACGGCTCGTACATCCTCACCTTCTTGTAGAAGGTCTCCAGGGCATAGATGTTGAGCTGTGGGAAGACGGTCTTGTTGGGACCATCGCCGGCATTGAGCTGCCACACGAACATGCTGGGAAAGTTCAGGTGAACGAGGACCTCGTCCGGTCCAGGGGGCTTCGCCGCGAAGCGGTAGCCGCGCCCGAGCTTCAACGACGAGCTACCCGGGTACTCGTCGTTGGGGGTGTGGTAGGGGAAGTCGAAAATGTCGGAGACAGCCATTTCAGCCTCGCGTGGCCACGCTCTTGACCAGCTCCTTCAGAGCCCCGCCCTTGCGGATGTTGTTGCCGACCATGTGGACGATGTCCTTCTCGCTCGGCGGCGGGACCTGCTCGGGGGGAACGACGTAGACATTGGCGCTCGCCGAGGCGCCGCCCAGGCGCCTTGAGGTGTCGATCGGCGGCGCCCGGCTCACCATGGTGTTGCCCAGGGCATTCATCTGCTCGAGTTTGTCGCGGCCGATCGCGTCGACCGCCGACTTCCGCAGCATGAACTCGCCGGGCATGGCGTAGACCATCTTGCTGTCTCGGTTCGCCAGCGCGGCGTCGGAGACCGGCACCGTGCCGCCGCCGGCGCGCCGGATCACGCCACCGAGGGCGGCGGCCTGGGTGCCTCCGAAGAGCGACGAGAAGAAGCTCGTGATGCTGCCGCCGCTGCCTC